CGGCATCTAAATTAGTAGTACCGTCTACATCCAAATTAACAGCTACCTCAAAACTATCATCCGTCTTTAGGGTATCCGCCCCAGAGCGGTAAAGCTTTACGTCTTCAGCGGAACCAAAATAAATTTCATTACCTTGGAACGCAATTTTTTCCGTAACCGCTGTGTTCCAAAATTCATGTTCGTTAGCGAAGTAAGCAATATCATTAGCAGAAAGTGAAGCCGTAGATCCAAATAGCTTTATCTGCCCACCTGCATCTGTGTTTCCTCCACGCAGAGTAAGGTCTTCACTATTGGAGATAGTTCTAATTATTGGAGTAGTATCAGATATAGTAACTATACCTCCAAAATCTACATCTCCAGATACATCGAGGTTTGTAAATACTGAGGTTCCTACAGCAG